TTATTCGTTTCCCCCTGTTTCTTTTTTAGTCGCTTCTGTCTCCATCACTTGGAGCTTTCCAGCTAGCTTCTTAGGAACAACAACATTCATTTGAGCGAGATTCTCTAAAATGCTCAGTCCTTCGTTGACGATGTAAAAGATTACAGTCGCATATGTGATCGCGCCACCCATGCCTAACACCTTGTCCACGACGTTTGCCAGTACAACGACAACCAAGACCAACAGCTTACGTGTATACCCAAACAGGCTCGTTCGGCTCCACAGGGTGCCATTCTTAATCGCTTTTGCAACACCTGTTATAATATCAAGTGCCATAACAACAAGTAATAAGTCCAAAAACTTCACGCTACCAAATAAATATAGGCGCGCTACCTCCAAATTTTCCATGTTTAAAAATAATGATACGTGCTCCATTTACTCAAATCCTTTCCTATTTAAAATTAGACATAAAAAAAGACCGCAACGGTCTCATATGCATCATCTGCATTACTCAGTTACGGCAATCACCTCCCTTACTGCCATCTTTCCACGCTTGTAGTTCCTTCTGTACTTCTTCGAACGCCGCCGCGAAAGTTTCGCATCTTGTTTGCGATTCTGCAAGTTCTATTTCGCGTTGTCCTAACCTCGCCGCAAGCTGCTCTGTAATGCGCGCTTTATTGCTTAGTTCGATACGCATTTTTTCTTCTTCTGTCAATTGTCCCATCTGTTCAGTTCTATCCATTCCGCACGCTCCTTTTTAATTCAATCAGTTCTTCTTGCAGCATTTTAATTTTAGCGTTCTGCTGCTGCACTTTGATGCCAATTAGTGCAGTGAGATCGTCCATAGCTATTCCTTTGTTTTCGTCGCTTATCTTGATTTCTTTGGGGCTTTCTTCATAGATCAAACCTAAATTTTTCCTTACAAACGTTGCAGGGTTTTCTTCTTCCGCATCATTTTTGTAGTGATATGTCACAAAATTTAATTGATCAAAAACGGATGAATAATAGTCAATATCCACACCTTGTATATTTTCTTTTTTATCTCGTGACGAATCTTTATGAAGGTTCTTGTAGTTCATGTGGACGATATATGATCCCCATATCCATTCGCCAGATACCCCCAAGTATCCATATGCGTGCTGACTTGGATACAAACTTGGGTTTAAGTCACCACTGCTGCTTTTATGTGAGTACATGACCCAAAATTTCTTGTTTTTACTTTTATCCCGATGTACCGAAAAATGAAACTTATCAGCGTGGTGCGATGCAATCCGATCAGTTAAGAAATGAGAAGCTCCTGCGCTATATATAGAAAAAGTTTCTTCTGCGTTTGCACCGATATAACCCATATTCCTTTCCTTTTCATCGAAAAAACGCAACACAGCAGGGCTGCCGCCTTTGTAATTTTTAACCGCTAGCAAAATGCGCAATTTACCATTGCTATCATAAGAATGCAGACCCTCCTTATCCATTTTTAAAACCTGTCTAGTGCTGCTATTACTGCCCATAGCCATTATTGCGATGTTAGCGGCATCTATATACCCCGATGTAATCTTACTAGCATTGATATTAGACACTTGTAAATCTGTAATCGCTCCATTTGCAATATTGGCGGTGTCCACTGCGAGCCTGCCTATTTTGGCGTTTGTAATTGCGCCGTCTCTGATCTGCCCTGTTTTTATGATGACATTTTCTATATGCGCGTCCGTGATCTCGCCTTTACCGATGGCAGCTTTCCCGATGGCTCCTTCTCGTATGAGGGTTTTTCCGTCTATTTCTATTAACTCGCTTTTAATTCTAATCCGTTCCGGCTGCATGTTAATTGCAGAAATGAGCCCGTCTTTTTCAACTTTTGCGGCTATCTCATTGGCTTGTACAGTTAATTGAGATTCAGCTTGTGACAGACGGTTCGTTAGTGTATTGACTTCTGTTTTAGTTGCACGTAAGGCTATTGCATTAGCTGTTTGGTCAAGTGTGGACTGGACTGCTTTTATTGCTTCTGTGTTTTCTTTTTTTACTTGATCAACCTTGGTATGGATTCCTTTTGCCGTTTGTTCTAAAGTAGATACATTTGACTTTACTTTGCTAACTTCACCCGTTAGATCGTCAACAACCGTTGTTGTTTTATTTACAACGCCGTGGATACCAGCAATCGTTGCATCTAACGTGGTTTGCCGCTTTTCATAGATCGTTTTTTCCACGTGGGAGCCTAATTTGTTGTCTGTCTCTTTCTTCGTGTACACATTTGTTGCTTCTGCTTTTGTTTTTAACCCTTCCGCAACAACTTTCACTTGCGACTTCACACTAGAGACTTCGCCCGTCACCTTGTTCAGTTCTTCTTTCTTCGCACGTGCTTCAATTGCTTCTGCGTGCTGTGTCAATGTCGTGGTTGTGCGAGATAGGGATTCATCGACATTGCTTAGCTGCTCAATTGCTTGTGATACCCTATCTTTTTCCTTATCAATCTCATTTTTTACAGTCGTAACTTTTCCATCTACACCAGCAAGTTCTTGTTTTAGTTTTTCTTCTGCTTTTTCTAGCACTTCAACGCCGATCGTTTCCGATAGCTTCGCTTCAATTTCTTTTGCCTTTCCGTGAATTTCTTCATCGGTATATTGTCGCGCTTGTTCATTGATCTTTTCCCTAGCATCCTTTGTAATCGTATCAAAATCAATCGTTTCATCAGCCAGCAGCTTTGCTGTTTTCGATAACTTTTGTAACGTTTCGGCATGCTCTTTTCCAAACAATATTTCACGGGAGATGATTCTTTGCGTCAAAGCAGTGGATTCATCGGAAAAATCTGAATACCTATCATGATAGTTAAATGCCCGCACACGCACATAATATTGTTTATTGACTTCGCCGTGATAACTGTAGCTATTGCCGTAACCACGCCACACGAGCGTTTCGGGAGACGGTATAAAGCCCTTTACTTCACTAATATACACCTCATAGCCAGCAACATATGTCGCAAGATAATCATAATCCCAGTCAATTTTGATCGCGGCAAATAGCCCTTCTGTGGTTACAATTGGCACATCAGGTATAATGTTTGGATACTTACTCGCATCAATCGCGCCATCCTTTGTATCCCACAAACGACGCTTGCTGTCTATTTCATTAGCGATCTTGTCCAGACGGTCATCAAAACTGTGGAGTGATAGGAATTGTCCCATTTCAACAATGGCGGTGTTGTCAATGTCTAACAAATCATATTCGAGCGCGATCACTCGCGTTTGCACCTCAATTGGTCGGGAAAAATTGCGATCAATGACGCGCGCTGTATCTCCCAAAGAGACACGCTCATGATCATAGCCAGCTAGCGACTCCAATAAATGCACCGACAAAAGATAATTGACTTCAACTTGCTTGGTAGCCTGTAATTGCTCCCACGTGGCTTTTAGTAACTCCTTTGCGTCCTCTATGTCTCCGTCTTGCCAGATTGCCGCGCGGTGCAATAATTTGCCGTTGTGATTGCGTCCATACTTTTGCAGTAAAGTAGGATCACCTACCCAGCGTTGCCCTTTTGGCTTGTCTGTGGGATCGCCTTTACTCTTTTTCCATTCCACACCTGCAAAGTCGATGTATCTTGTGTCCCCGCCACCTTCCGTTTCTAAAGACGCACCCCGTCCATATAAAGACGTAACGGGATACGATAACACACGCCGTTCAATTTCTTCTATATTATAGTCCACCTCTAGTCGTTTCCCGTTATCCACGCCGCGACGAGGTACAATGTAAATCTTACGCGATGTAATGCGATTGCCGTCAAACGTCACCGCGTCCCTAAACTCACCGCCCCAAACATTTAAAATATCCCACACGGCATCAATTGCGGTGACATAATAGAAGTTTGTGGATCGTTTGCCTAACTCTATACCCACACTGCCCGTCCATCTCGTCCCCTCCAAAGCTGCTTTTAATGCCACATCTGCTGTTTGATCATTAAAGCGCTTGTCCGTTACGATGTGTTCTTTTAGCTCCATGTAGGCGGGTTCACAGATCGCCGTGGTTTCCGTTCCTTCTTCCATACGCACGTCTTCGATTTCCTTAATCGCAAAAAGGCGCAACTCATTCTCCTTATCCTTCACCACGACTTGATTTTCTTCCATAATATAGCGTGCATCCGCTTCATCCGCTAACACTGTAAACGTAAACGGCTGATCGGGTACTTTGTTTAGCTCTTCGCGTAGCGTTGCGCTGATGAGTCCTTTTTCTTTTGTAATTGCTGTCAATAGCTCATCTTTTGGACTAAATATATATAGCTCTGCCATTGTGTTCACATCCGTTCATTAATAGAATCGCTCTGTGTATGTGATATGTGTTTCGGCGCTTGCTTTCAACTTCATCCGCGCGGGCTTGAGCGCAAACCAATTAGAAAACAATGACAGTAACGGCATTCTCACTGTGCCATTTAAAACAATTTTACGCTTGGAATAGTCAATTTCTAATGTATCACCCTTGCCAAACGTATAATTTAGTACGATCTTCCCACCTGCATTGTTTTCTAGTGTGTAATTTATTGTTTCTTCATTAAAAATGGTTTTACTTGTCCAGTTTGCAGGCAACTGACCGCCTATATTGTACTCCACAAAAGATGTGCCCACAGTTAGTGTTTGAGTTTCCCCCAATGTATCGAGTATCAAAAATTCAATTGTTCCACCTCTGTGATCTGCCATTTCTTCAAAGTCTTCTAACGTGTTTTCTACTATTGCCATATAGATTATATCCGGCTCATCGTCAAAAATCAGCGGGGCAGGTTCGTCTGTAATTAACCAGCTTGACAACTCTCTTTTTCTCGTTGTAGCATCATCGTCCACTACATAACTAATCGGTTGCGTGATCGTCCGCAATTGTTGTTTACTATGCCGCAACCGATGTAAACCGTTTATGCTTAATACATCCCGTGTGATCGGCGCAAATGGTGCTCTCTCGCGTCCATCTCGTAAGTAAATATTATCTTTGCGTATATTGTTAAAAGTGAATGAGCTACGCACGTGGTGACCTCCTACGTCTATATTCGCGGTGATCTTGCAACCTCGTAACCTCCCCGACCACGCTTTGTGCAATGACTTTACCATCTAGGGTTAAGTAAATAGGTTGCCCGCTTTGGTTGCTTTGCATTTGCGCCGCGAGCATTTTTCCAATCTCTGCAAGCAAAAACTGTGGGCTAGCACTTGCACCACTTGTCGTCGTATTAGCGTTTATTTTTGCGGTGTACTCATGGTCTTTCGGTAGATTTAGAAATGCTGCATCTCCCATCTTTTCAGCCGCGTTTTTAACCTTACCAACCATTGCGGTCATGCCTTGTTCAAAGCCTTGCCCTGTGTACTCTCCGAACTTTTTAAACACCTTTGACGGCGACGCAATGCCTAGTAGGTTTTTAGCCCCTTGGATAGCTCCATCTACAACACCTTTTACAGAGTTGACCACTTTTTTTGCCATAGATTTTATCCCGTTTATGAGACCATTTATAATGTCCTTACCGATCTGCCATAAGTTGATGCCCCGAAAAAATGACATAACGTTATTCCAGATGTTGCTGATAGTTGATCTAATCTTGTTCATCGTATTTCTAATGCCCGTAAGGAGTGACCCAAATCGCCCCGTTACGGTTGAAACAATACCAGATACAATTGATCCAAAAAAGCTCCTAATGCCCGACCAAATAGACCGTATAAAGCTATTTACCGCATTAAACACGTTAGTGATAGTTGTCTTTACGCTGTTAAAACGTTGACTAAAAAATGATACAATACCGCTCACAATCGAGCCTAAAAATGACTTGATACCCGACCATATCTTATTAAAAAACGTAGAAATAGCCGTGAAAATCGTGACAATAATTTCCTTTGCCTTACCAAACCAACTCTTAATAGTTGCAACGAGTCCTTTTATAAAATTACCGACCGCTATTGAGATCACATTCCATATGTTGATAATTGTTGCCTTTACCGTATCCCAGTTTTGATATAACCAAATACCCGCTGCTACCAATAGCCCTATTGCCGTGATAACCAATCCCACAGGGTTTACTGCCAAAAACATTAGCGCCTTTCCTAACGATCCAACCGCCATGACTAGTGTTGGGATAATCTTGAGCACTGAACCCATACCCATTGACATCATACCAAAAGCAGTTAACAAGGGACCAAGCGCCGCCGCAAGACCGATTGCACCTACAATAAGCGTTTGCGTTTGGGGGGATAGCTCTTTAAACCATTCGAGCACCTCTTTTACCTTCTCCGCCATACTTTGCAGCGCCGGAATAACTGTATCTTGAATAATAGGGGCTAGCGTATCTCGTAACATCGGTGCCAAGTCTGCGCCAATTTGCATAAACATCTTTTTAAAGACTTCTGTTAGTTTATCTAATTCGATTCGAAAATTATTTGCATCGTTTAGGCTGTCTTCTCCCATGACTACGCCCAATTCGCGCGCTTCTTCTTTGGCTCTTTCGATTCCGTCCGCACCCATGCCAAGGATAGGTGCTATATCTTTCCATGCACCGCCGAAAAGCTGTGAGCCTATAGCGTTACGCTCTAACGGGTCTTCCATTTGCGACAATGATCTCATTAACGTGTCAATTTGCTGATCGGGCGACATCTTTTTGAGATCACTGTAGGACACACCCATCTTTTTTAGTGCTTCGGTGGCTTTGCCTCCCTCAGCTTCAAGTTGTGGGATTTTGCGCACTAGCCCTTCCACAGCTTTTGTCATGGCTTCTTGTTCGACTCCCGCAACTGTGGATACATGTTGCCACTCTTGAATAGCATCCGTAGACATTCCTGTGATTTCACTTAAATCCAATATACGGTCGGCTGATTCTCCTGACGCTTTCGCAAGCGCAACAAGTGCCGCGCCGCCTGCCATAATCGGTGCTGTCACAAATTTAGTCAAACTCATACCAGTATCTTTTGCCTTTTTACCGACATCTTTCATCTTGTCGCCGGCTTTGTGCATGGCGGTTGAAAATCTTTCAAACTTGGTCGGGGTTTGCTGTAGCTGGGATTCGAAGTGTTTTAGTTTGCTTTCCGTCTCTACCAACTCACGCTGAAAGGCTCTGTACTGTTCCTCGCCAATCTCCCCGTTTTCAAACTGCCTTTGCACCTCTGCTTCCGCGGCTTTTAGTTGTTTCAAGCGATCTCTTGTAATAGACACTTGTTCGCCTAGCAATTTTTGTTTCTGCGCTACTAGCTGTGTATTTCCGGGATTAAATTTCAAAAGTTTCTCAACATCTCGAAGCTCTTTATTCACATCACGAGACCGCTTATTGACATCTCCCAGCGCTTTATCAAGTCCTTTTGTTTCCCCGTCCAATTCGATTGTAATACCCTTTATGCGCTTGCTCACAGACTCACCCCCATTCTTTAAAAGCTGTCATAGTCTGCCTGTGTGGCTTTGCGTGTTCTCGTTTTACCTGAATTTTGCTGAATATACTCGTCCATGTAGTCAAGACACATACCAACCGTCATCAAATGCATGTCCTCCAACGTCAAGCCTACTTTTTTGCACATAAATAAAAAAGTATCAGTAGTTAGGGGATCACCGCACGACTCTTCGTTTGTTTCTACTTTTTTTTAGTGCCTACAGACTTTTCAATTAGCTCTTGTAACTCCGGTAAAATCTCCATCAATGGGAATTCATCGAATGTGTCAAGCCATTCCACGGGTTCGGATAGCGATTTATCTGCTGTCTTTGCAAGCACCCACGTGATGTTGTACAACACTTCAAAATCAATATATTTCATCACTTCATATTCCATATTTTGAATGTCTTTTCCCTGTTCTTGAAGTTTTACAAGCGGGTACATTTTCAATAGATCAGCAAAATACTCCCGCCCGAATTGCTTTTTATACCGTAATGTCGTTGCCGCTGTTGACTTAAATCGTACTTTCCGACCGTCTATTTCTAGTGTCTTTTCCATCAACTTTCAGCCCCTTCATTTTTAAGAACCGCCTTGTCAAAAACTGTGGAATACCAAGCGTTGTAGACTTCATCCGGCGTGCTGCCAAGCGTTTTTGTTTTAACTCTGTTGTCTGTTAGTCGGCGGCTTGCTACAAAAGTAAGTTCATTTGTTTTCACCTCGACTGAATCCGTGCGCGTCGCTGATCCCATCGTAGGACGGTTAGCCACACAGTGATATAGCACGTGCCGCGTCGCCTTTTGGTCGCCGTCAAATTCAAACAAAAGAGCAAAAGGTTGCGGCTTGGCGTTTGATACTTCTGTTAATGTGCCAGTTTCAATGTCTTTTTCTTCTCCTAGGCAATCAATGGCAAATTGTTCTGGAATAGTAGCGATTGTCAATGTACCGTCATAACCTTGGTTATTGGGCGCTGAATAGTAGATCATATTGTCTGCATAAAAAGGCTCCATGTCCCCTCTGGGTTCAAGATTTAACTCAACCGATCCCCGCAACGGGATTGGCTTATCATAAATGACATTGCCGCCCTCAATCTTAAATGTTGCGTAATGGGCGTTTTCCAATCCAAATTGTACTTTGTTGTTGCTCATCATATCACTCCAATTTGATATTTTTTCAAGTAAAGGTTTTCCTTTTCTATAAACACTTCCACGTCTGAGAAAGGCAATCCGTGCGCTAAAAGTGTATTTTCTAGCTTTTCTTCTGCTGCCAACTTTTTAGTGTCTGTATATAACTCGACAGTCACATCATAGGTGCGTTTTCTAACACTGTTATCAGCATAAAAATGATTGCTTCCTTCCGTGTAATAAACAATAAACGGGATAGATGGGGTTGATTTAAATTGCAGGTACGCCACCGGATAACCCGTACCCCTCAATATATTTGCTAGCTCTACTAACATCATCCTTTTATAACCTTTACGACGGCTTTTTCAAATTCGCTGATTGCTTGTTCTTCCACAGGTTTTATATGCGGTTGTGCCGCTGTGCGTCTTCCGTTGCGTGTTGCGTGCCCAAACTCTAAAAGGTGCGCAAGTCCGGCGCGCGTTGCGTTATGCACGACATAACCTTTACTGAGCTTTTTAAGCCGCCAGCCTTTTTCATATTTCCCATGTCGCTTTGGGCTAGTTGAGCGTAACCGTGTAACCGTCTCTTTCGCAATTTGTTCGCTTGCGTTCTCCAGTCCTTTTTCTACCTCTGTTGTATAGTCTTTTAAGGCTTGCGTAATTTCTTTTGCTACATCAATCACCAGTGCGAACCTCCCCGTATAACTCGGTGTATCCGTCCTGCCTCAAAAATGAGCGGTACACGTGATATGTCTGGTCTTGATACACAAATTTTTGCTCGTTGTCGTACTCATCGCTATCAACTAATAGCGTCATACTTGGTTTGTGCCCCGCTTGACCTGCATTATAAAACTCTTGCCGCGATACGCTTAATCGAATGCAAAACACCGTGCGCGCTGTCTCCTGACTGATCTCTTGTTGTATATCGTCGGTGATGTAATCCACAGTTATCAAATCACAAATATCATCCAATGACATGCCACCTACATTAGCTTTAAGGCTTGGCATCTTTGGCACGCTCCTTTACAACCCTGTTGCGAATTTGTTGTGTGAGGTGTGGTGATAATGGCTCGCCTGTCTGCCTCTTGCGATAAGTCCACGCGGCATAGTTGACGACTAACATTTTATCATCTATAACACTTGTATCTAACGTAATCCCACGCGCTTTCAGTTGATCCCGTGACGACTCCAATAAAGACAAAAAATAGGCATCGCGCAACATGTGCGTAATGCCCAAGTCTAGCTTTAAGAGATCAAGCAAATTATTCTCCATCTCCCTTTAGCTCCTTGCGTAGTGCTTCTTTCGCCGCGGCAATTGCAGCATCTAATTGCGCCTTTGTAACTTCGCCTGCTGCACCGTCCTTTCCGTCTTTCCCATCCTTACCATCAGCACCGTTCTTCCCGTCAATGCCATCTTTACCATTTACACCGTCTTTACCATCCTTACCGTCTCTGCCGTCCTTGCCTGCTCCACCAGCGCCACGACGCACTAACTGCACGACATCGCCAGCCTTTGCACCTGTGGGCACGTAACCAATGCCCTTTCCGATGCTTGATGTGACCAACGTTCCACCTTCTCCAGCTTCTACGTTTGCACCTGCTGCAATATCCGCTCCGGCTTCAACATCCCACACAGGAGCGTTATTCACAGTTACGGTGATTTCTTCGTTGGCTTCCAAAGCGCGTGTACTATAAAAATCCGGTGTTCCTCCTGCGGGCGTTATCTGCAATTTGATTCCGCCTTCTTGCACAACAGATAAAAGGCGATTAGTAGTAACCGCTTGTTTTACAACCGCTTTAAATCTAGTCATTAACCTTTCGCCCCATTTCCATTTTTAATCACCGCTAGCACAAACGCTTCCGGCTTGGTCGGCTTACCATCAAAACGCGCTTTCCCCCTAAATCCCATTTGATCTTCTGCGAATTTTACATGCTCGGAACGGTCAATGCTGATTGTTTCTCTCTCTACCAGTGTGTACTTAGAAAAATCCCCAAAAAGAACCGCATCCCGTGGAATAAAGTTATTAAACACCACACGCAAACCCACCAAGTCCGGTTGCCCTAGATTAGGGAGTTTACCTACCACATTTCCTGTGGCGTTAACATTTACACTATATGATAACAGACGATCATAGTATGTTTGACGGTGCATAACTGCTACAATCTCCCCCACGCGATCAAGCCCCGTGTCAATGCGTCCTACTTGTTTTAGCAAGTTAATTACTAGATCAGCGTCCGCGTTAACCTCTACTTTATTAGAATCTGGTAACGCCGGAATAATTCCAAGCGGTTGTTTTTCTGCGGCTCCTTTTCCGGCGGCAATCCCTCCATCAACAGCCAACGCGATAGACCGCGCAATCTTTTTTGTAGTGTAGTCATCTAAATTGATTAGTGAGTCTTGCAACATATAATTGTCAACAAAAACTACTTTACCAACTTTATACCCATCAAAATCCAGATGCACCACAGTCCCCACATCACCTGTAGGAATCGCCGCATGTTGTTCTATCCACGTTGCTGGGGTTGTGTCCGTGTCAAAAAGCATACGAGCCGTGCCTTTTACACGAATTTTTTCAACGAGCGGGTAAAGCGTCGTAAAATCTCCTAAAATATCCATAATACGATTAATAACCAAATGTGGGATCGTTAATTCTCCCCCTGCTACGGATCGCAATTGCTTAAATCGCTCGTAAAACTCCCTCACCTCTTGATCTTTATAATATTCTCCTGTACGCAACATCTCTCGCACTTGTAATCGGTTCATGTCTCCATCTCCCCCAGTAGCATTGTTTTCACGCTTATCACGTGTAGCGTCTTTTGCTTTAGACCGTTCCTCTACGTCTGCAAGTTCTTTTTCAATTGCTTCAATCTCTGCATCAATTTTTTTCTTGGAATTTTCGTTGTCCTCTTTTTCCTTATCTAGCTCGTCAATCTTTTCATCAACCAGCTTTAAATCTTCTTCGGTTGTGGCTTCCTCAAGTGACTGCTTCAACTCGTCACCTTTCGCTTCCAATTCCTTTTCTCGCACTTCATATTTAGTAAGTGCTTCGCGTTTTTGCTCCAGTGTCTTTTGTAACCGTAGTTGTTTCAACATGGCTTATCGCCCTCCAGTCTATTTTTTAGCTTTTGTCGTTTCTGCTCAAACGCGCGACGCTTGTACTGCTCGACTTGCTTTGCGCGCGCCTGCACCGATGTATTTTCATAAGCCGGAAACGTCACAACGGATATTTCATGCAAATCTAGTTTGTTAATTCTCCACCGCATGCCACCGTTTTCTAATTCTTCCACCGTCTCATCCACGGGGGTAAACCCAAATGACGCTTGATCAACGTCTCCGCGTGTCACGAGTGCATGTAAATCGCGCCCATAGGATGTATTGGGCAGTGTAATTCGACCGTACAAACCTTTCTCATCGCTCCGCAATTCTAATGACCCGCTTTTTGTACGCCCTAACACATGTTGCGCGCTATGATTCCAGAGTGCTTTTACATCGCCTTCTAGCGACCCATCAGCCGCTCCACGTGTCAAAATCTCACGCACATTCGGCATTAGCTCCGTTTCGTCCTCATATAACAAAAAATACCCCTCGATAATCATTCCATCGGGAGTATCTCCTTTCATTCTTGTTTTAAATGTCGTCTGTACTTCCCTCGTTGCTCTCTTCATCGGTTTCCTCCTTTCCATATTGATGCAGTTTCTTTTGGTCGCCTACCTTAGACACGGGGACATAGTTTTCAAGGACGATATATTCATTGAGTCCTTCGACAGGAGAATAATCAAAAACGTTACGCCCCTCATTCCGGTTTATCATTCCACCCGCGACCATCTCTTTTACATGTGTCGTCATTTCTTGTAAATTATATTGCATTAACGACTTAGCGCTCATCTTAAAGTACCACGTGTTTTTATACACAAGTTTTTTAGTGAGTTCCTGCTCAATGATCTTGGCAATATGCATGATTGTCGTAGCAATAAAATTGTTATATTCTTCTGTTTTGAAATCACCCACACCAAGCATAAAATCAGGAATGCCAAACGCACTAGCAACAGCTTTTTTGTCCAGCATGATTGACTCTTGTATAGCCAGATCAGATAAGGTGAGAGGTCGCACTTGCTCAACATCAACCTCCCCACTTGGTATTAACCACGGCTTGCCCGTCTCGCTTGTGCGGATATAACTGTCTAAAATCTTTTCACGTTGTTCTTGATCCTGTAATTCTTCCACATCTGCGTCCACTTTGACAATCAAGGACGGTTTCCACTCCGACTGCATAAATGCTTTTTTTGTAGCGGTTGCTTGTACAAGTGTGGTGACTGTCTCTTTCAAAGCGTCAACATATCCCACACCTTTATATGGATGTGTCGCATCGGGTATAAGCACAAAATGCAAAACTTCATCAGGATCAAATACCCTATTTTTATAGCGGATAGCATACCCGTGGTCATCGCCCGTAAAAGCTATACTGTCGGCATCCCACAGGTGTAAATGATCCAGCAACCCATCAGCCATTTGCGGCAACACAACGCTATTTCCTGTCATAAGCAGATCGGACACGATTTTATAAACAAAGTTTTTACGCGTCATGAAGTGACTGGGGTACACGTCAATCTTTTTCGATAGCTCGTTTTTTAACCTTCTGTCACCATCCTCACCGTTTTCCATTAACATAATGGTCATGCTGGACACTAGATCAGCAATCTTGTGAACGCATTTCCTCACTTCCTCGTTTTTGTTCAGCGGGGTATATCCTGCCAATATAGCGCTCTTGGTGTCTTCTCCACGCACCCATATCCCTACAGGGTCATTACTGCAGTTGCGCTTTCGGGAGTGCTTTTTATTAAACAATCTCATCATTTCTCTGCCCCCTCAAACCAACTGCCCGACACTCTCTTGGTCTCCATATCCTCTAACATCCGAATAGCCGCAAACACTGCCGCATCAAACATATCAATACGCTGCTTAGGCATGATTTTTTCGTACTGGATCATGTCATCCGTCTTCTCGATCGCGTGGACGTTTTGAACGCAATACTCAAATGCTTGCGATCCCAAGTAGTAAAGTTTCCTGTCTTTTGCTTGTTTCTCGATGCGACGGAAACCCTCGGACTTCTTGTAAAAATATTGGGGCTGGTCGACCATCTTAAACCCTTTGTTTTTCATCTCGATAAAGAATTCACGTGAAAACTTGCGATCAAAGCCAACTTGCTTTATTTTAAAGCCCATTCTTTTCATCTTAACAAACCAATTCACAATGTCCGTATGATTAACTGTTGGCGTGTTACACATCGTCAACCATCCATCTTCCTGCCAGCCGAACAGTGGTATATTGTCCTCTTCTGCTTTTTGACGGGCGGCAATGATAGGAAACCAGCCATGCGGAATGATAATGTCCACTCCTTTATAGTGCCCGTATAGCGCGGCGGCTGTTAAATCGTGCATTTTAGAAAGATCAGCACCACCGTACCATTTGATCGGTAGTTTTGCTAATTGATCTATCGTCCACGAGTAGATGCGGTCGCTCGCTTTAAACTCGTCTAAATTAAAATAAGCCCGCATTGCGGACGTGTAAACGTTTAGAGATTTAGAAAAAAAGTCTTTGCGTTGCTGTGGATCGTTTTGTGCTTGTATTGCATCATCTTTCATATCTTTAGGACGGATCGTTATGCCATAGTTCGGGTTAGCTTTTTCGTGTTGCAAAACATCGGTATATTCAACCTCTCCCCGTTCTCCCTCGTCCGCTTTCGCGATAAAGACAAAATACGACTCATCGGTGACAACCTTGTCTATGATTTTCTTACAATACTGCAACTTTTGATAGCAAAAACTTGTCATATTATCTCCAGCCGTAGTAATACCGATCATCAACTTATTGCTATATGCTTTCATGGCTTCCTTGATGATATTATATTGTTTTGGTGTTTTGTAAGCGTGGATTTCATCGGCAATGCCGATATTACAGTTTAGCGAATCCTGTTTGTCTGGGTTAGCTGCCAACGCTTTAATGTAAAGCGATCCATCCCCCAAATCTCCACTAATGCTATGCTCTTGGTTGTTGTCCAAAATACGGAAGGACTTTTCTTCTCCCATTCGCTTAATATTAAAATTGATGAAGTTAAACGATTGTAGGGACTGATCCAACACGGCACTTGTAATGTATATTTTTGATCCCGACTGCCTGTGCAGTAAAGCTAAAGCCCACGAAAGCGCCGCCACAAAACGTGTTTTACCGTTCTTACGTGGAATAAAAATAAAAGCTTCTTTGTACCGTCGTAATATCGTTCCTTTGTGATAAAACGCCAGCAAATTATAGATGATAAACTTTTGCCATGGCTCAAGTAAAAAAGGTTCACCAATTAAAGGTGTCCCATCCAATTTCTCGCCTTGATCATGCGTAAAGGTTTTTTCTATTACCGCAATGACAAATTCGGCATCGTGCGGCTTAAAATCATAATCATTATTCTTTAGATCATTCAAAAACCGATCACATGCTTGTATGATTTCTTGACCTGCTATCTTTTCGCCTGATACCACACTTTGAGCATATTCGATCACTACTTGCTTGTTCGTGTATTGCTTCATTTCATACCACCCAGCACTTCGGCAAGCATTGATTTTCCTTTTTGTTGCGTTGTCACCGTCTCGATTGCCTTCGGATTTAAACACAAGCGGTCGCTATAAGCTAAAATATCCCTGCGTAAGTTTTCAAGTGTGGCGACTATTGGCGCTTTTTTTGCCCCTCCTGAATCTGTTCCTACTTGGCATTGATAGCCACTCTCTGCAAATTGCTTGTTTAGGGTCAAATACTGGTGGATTAGCTCCGCGTATACATCAATCATACGATCATACTGTTCTTTATATATTCCTAAGGCTTCCATATTTTGTACTGTTTGTTCCTTGATTGTTTCTTTGTTCATACTCTCTCACCTCCAAATTTCCAGAATTTTTCTTCCATACCCGTGCTATTGGAAAAAGCTCCCCCTCATCGGTATCCCTAAAGCCTTGTGTACCAAGGGTTACGGGGCGGGGTTATGTTGTGTCTTGTGTGTCGTGTTGTATCCTCTTACTTAATCTATCTACCCAGCTCATACCAAGATCGGTTAGCTTGTCGGTTATCCGGTCATGCATTTGCTCATGACACGCGTTGCATAGGCTAATTAGGTTTTCCTTTGTCAATCTCAAATCGTATCTATCAGACAACGGTATGACATGGTGCACCGTCGTTGCGTCTGTAGTCTTGCCGTATCTTTGACACTCTCGACAGCGGTACACGTCTCGTCTTAGCACACTCTTTCGCTTGCTTCTCCACGCTGATGATCTATAAAAACTCATAGCCTATCGTCCTTGGTCGTGTTGCTCATACGCATTTACCTTTCCGCCTTGCGACTCAAACCACAAAGCCACCACTATACTAATAGTCCACACGATTGATAGTGCGATACCAAGCCAAACAGACACCTTGTATGCGCAAAGCAAGACGGTTGCAAACAGCGCACTCATCGCTATAACTTTTATCATGTTGCTCTCTCCTAACCATATAAAAAACACCCACATAATCCGTGGATGCTACTTGAATAGTTTATTGATTTTACGGTTTGCGGATCGCCTAACCGACCGCTTAGCTACGCGTTTTGGATATGTACCGCTTTTTATGGCTTTTACATCACCAACAAGACGCAATACTTTAAAAATCTTTCTTAAAAACTTCATGCTCTCACTCCGTCCACGGTTGTTGTTGTGTGTGTTAATTATAACACGCCGCGGCTGTAACGTATTCGATCTTTCGTAGAGATCGCTATGTTAATAGTATAGCAGCATTTTACAGCGACGACGTTTCCCAATTCTTTCTTTTATCTTTCCTTTTTCTTTCCAGTTGCTTTCTTTTCATACAAAACATCTATTCAATTTTAAATAGCTATTCCTTGCTTCACCCACGCTTCAACTGATTCCTTATGAAAGATGATCTTTGCTCGAATTCGAGAATGTGGAATCTGTCCCTCACGCACCAAGGTATAAATTGTCGCGGTAGACACACCCAATAATTCAGCCACTTCTTTTACTGTCAATGTGATTTTTTGCATCGTAATTCCCCCAAGTATTTATGTTTAGTTAGTTATTATTTAATATCTATAGATATAATAACATTTCTTCTTCCCCTTTTCAACCCTTTATGATATATTTATATAACAAACGTTATTGAAGGAGCTTAAATAAATGAATACACCTGATCATGACTTTGGTCAATACCTAAAGAAACTAAGAAAAGCCGCTGGGCTGACCGTCAACGAGCTAGCAGAAAAAGTGTCTGTATCCCAGCCGTACATCAGTAATATTGAGAACGGAAAAAGAGGTGCTCCATCTCTGAAAAAACTAAAAAAATTTGCTGAACCTCTGGGAGTAAGTTATCAACATTTAATGTATGAAGCTGGTTATTGGGATTTACTAAGTAGCGTGGATGAGAAATACACCGAAGGAGACTTGGGAGCGACTTTGCACAAAAAGAAAGTAGTCTTTGGAGAACATGAATTGACTGACGACGACAAAAAGTTAGTCGTGATGTTTTTGAAGGCGCTCGTAGAAGGAAGAGACAATTGAAAGGGATGATATAGATGTCGAATATTCGTAAACGCGGAGAGAATACTTATTTTTTCACTGTAAGTTTGGGGCAAGGACTAAGCGGGAAATATCCACGCAAGTACAAGACTTACAAAGTAACAGAAAAGATGACCCCTAAACAATTAGAAAAACACTTGGAATTAGAGTACGCGAAATTCGAACAACTGGTTAAATCCGAGAACTATATTGACCCTGAAAAAATGAGCTTTACAGAGTTTGTGAAACAGTGGACAGAAAACTTTGCGGAAAATAGCTTATCCGAAACCACAATCGCAAATCACTTAAATCGTTTGCAAAATCATATCCTTCCCACGCTAGGACAAAAAAGGATTGATAAAATCAAAGGGCTAGATATTATTAATCTGTTGAACAATCTAAAGAGAAAAGACAATAGTGACGACCCCCTCGCAATCTCGACTAAAATAGACGTATATCGCACTTTAAAGAGCGTATTTAAATATGCTTTCAAATGGGAAATCATCGCATCAGACCCTATGGAAAAAGTGGATAAGCCTATAGAGAAAAATAAAACCAAAAAAGCGGCTAACGTTTACGATGAAGAAGAAGTGAATGCCTTGCTTTTAACTGTTCAAAGACAATTGCCTCACTGGAGGATATTTGTAACTTTATGCCTAACAGCAGGGCTTAGACGTAGCGAAGCACTTGGCTTAGAATGGTCATCTGTGGACTTCAAAAAGATGGAAATTGATATTAATACTGCCATTGTTAAAGGGCGTAAAGGCGCGGTTATCAAATCTACCAAAAATGAGTCTTCTCACCGTTTGATTTCTATCCCAAAATTTGTAGCACAAGAACTCAAAGAATACAAATTACACTGGAAAAAAGAACGGTTTCGGATGGGTGATAAGTGGACTGAGGAAGAAAGAGAATGGTTATTTTGTAATGAAAACGGGAAACACTTTTACCCCACAACACCAACTCTTTGGTGGGGACGTTTTACCAAACGAGCTAATGTGCGGCATATCCGTCTGCACGATCTCCGGCATACATCTGCAACACTGTTAATTGCTCAAAATATACACGCAAAAATCATTTCTGAACGTCTTGGACACAGTAGAATAAACACAACCATGGATATTTACGGACATGCACTTAGAAGTGCTGATCGAGGTGCAGCTGACAGCATGGATAATTTATTTTCTAAAAGGCTCTAG